TACTGCGCCAGTGGTAGTGCCTTCCACAAATCCCTGAACAAGACTTGGAGGAAGACCAGTAAGTGTAGCAGTAGGGATGAGCAAGCCGTCAGCGATCGCCCTGAGGCGGGCGGCCAACAACATCTTCTCTTCAGGCGACAATGAGAGCACCTCATTGTTGACTTAGTGCAAGAGCCATGGCTGCTGCTGAACTGAGAGTCTCAACAGTGCATTCAAGCATAACAGAGATTTCATCCACGTGGTCAAAGGTCTGGTCAACGCCCAGATAAATTTGCTCGACACCGACCAAATACCCCTTTGTCCATCGCTGAGGCCCGACGTCCAAAGCGTCTTGGATAAAGTCAGCATTGGTGGCGTTTGTGGCAATGGTGAGGGAGCCAGACGCAATGACGGATTTGTCGGTAATGCCGACCAATGCGGTTTGAGATTGGGTTGTAAGTTGGAATCCTGCTCGAGTCGTGGTGTTTACTGCTCCACTAACTAATTCAAGAGGAGCACCATACTGAACCTCAATGTTGTGAATGCGTAGGACCGACTTGCCCAGAGCATCAACATATGCTCCGAGATCTACGCTTGTTTGTGCATAGCTTGTTCCGTCTGTGTTTGTTTTTGCTCGAATAAAGAAAGAGTCACTCTTCGCCATAATCCTCCCGAGATAGTCATAGTGTAAAAAGTAAACCTACTTTACTAATGCATCCAGCACCTTAATCTTCTTTTTCAAAGTGGCCGTGTGTAATGCGTTGCCAGTTTATCGTTGCCGATAGGCCTACGCACGACATATTTATACATACATACGCATTGGCTTAGGTTATGCGGAAGATTCCGAAAACGATAACGCTTGATGAACAGACGGCCATAATTGCTGAGAGGATTGGCAATTTTTCGGGGTGGGTGAGGCAGAAACTACGCACACAAGCGATGGTTGATGCCAAAGAAGCCGCCCATGTTGCTCCAGAACAGGGCAGAGTTCACGGTGAAGATGGCAACAAGTGCAATCCTCGACACAAGAGCGGCAAATGTGCAGTGTGCTGGGGTGATGAGTGATGGCGATCGTAAACACTTTTCTTTGCAATTGTGGCAGAACCATTGGCCGACCTGCAAATGTTGCGCCTTCGAAGAAGGATTCTCCTCGATACGGTGGCGTCGTCTGGCATGCCCGACCTCAAGATGCACCGATGAAGGCGATCCGTTGCGGAGATTGTAAGCAATGGTGGACATTTACCAAGCCGAAAGTCCACAAGGCCTACGCTGATGTCAAGAAGTGCTGCACGACCTGGCGGTGTGAATGCTGATGTGCGCTCTTTGTCCATATTGTAAGAGAACATGGCATTGTAATGAGTCGCCATGCGACAATCCAATCCCCCATGTTTGCGAGAGGTGTTGTGAATGAATGAAAAACAGCGGGAACTCATCATCGCCGTTCAAGAAATGATTGACGGGACATTATCAAACTACGACAAGGACCCAACTCATGCACCAGCATATTGGCTTCTGGAGAATTGGTGGAACACCTTACAGGCTGCTCTTGAATCACAAGTAGGGGATCATTGTGATAGCAAGTTGAACAGTCTCGAACCCACCGACCAAACCGAGAGTAAGAAATGAAACGAGCATGTTCATCTTCACCAAGCCTTCGAGGTTTGACTCCTTTTCCTGGCGTCGCTCCTCTCTGGTCATAAGCCATTGAGCAAACCGTTCAGTCTTAGTTGGCATTTTTGATTCTTCAATTGGATTTTCATCTTGGGTCATCTTGGCTACGCTCCTTGATCAGTGTAAGAATTGATTCTTGGTCCGTAAGTTCTACGGTTTCAAGTTCAATAAGATAGTTGATCGGATCAGAACCACCACCGCTACCAACAATTCCTTGAATGTAGAGATCCATGATGACGACATGATCAGGGTCAAGGACACTCATAATGGGTTGGCCTCCGCTGACATCAGCCACACGTTGCGAGGCCCAACCAATCTGCCGGTTGTCACCCCAGTTCCAGGTGGCGGGGGAATCGTAATCAAGAGAAAGCACTGCTTGTGAATCAAGCGTGGTCCCCCCGACCCCAGCAGAGATGACGAAGTTGACTACTTTGTAACCGTGGTTCAATCGCCCATCATCGATGATAAGACGCTTTACAGTGCCTTCAATAAATTGACCACGCAGTGTGCGACGCTTGTGACCACCCACCATCACTTCTTGCCCCCAGCAATCTTGTGGGCAGCACGCACAGCCGCTTTGAAACCGTTCTTCTTCCACTTACCGTTCTTTAGTTTGTATCGAGGAGATACACGCTTGAAGGCGGCTTTGTATTTCCGATTATATGCCGACACCTTGCGCTTCTTTGGGGCTTTGGCGGCCTCTACTGCGCCAGTGGTAGTGCCTTCCACAAATCCCTGAACAAGACTTGGAGGAAGACCAGTAAGTGTAGCAGTAGGGATGAGCAAGCCGTCAGCGATC